TCCCACTAATCTATTAGGAATGGCTGGTCTAGCACCTAATGAAAATGCTATCCAACTATTCAGTAACATGACCATGAGGTCATTTACACTCTCATTTGATTTATTTGCTAGAAGTAATGAAGAGGCGAAACTCATTGACCAACTCATCCAGAACTTTAAAATTGGAATGCACCCCTATGCTGACAAGCAAGGTACTGGTGCTGTATTAGGTTTCCCAGATATATGGGTTCTTAAACCTAAATTTAATTCTGTAAAAGAGGGTTCTGTCAAATCAATAGACCACCCACAAATGCCTTCAACAAAGCTTTGTGCTTTAATAGGAATGAATGTGAATACCACACCAGCAAACCAGTTCACTACAACTGATACTGGTGAATTTCCAATACAATCAATAACCTTAGACTTCAAAGAGACTACTGCTCTTACTCAAGCAGACTTCAAGGGGGGTAATTTCTAATGTTATTCAGAGGCGGACCAGAAGTAGTATACAACTACACTGATCAAATACTAAATCCAAGATTTTATAACGCAAAAAATTTATGGCGTAGAAATGATATCCTTGACTCATATCTAAACAGCATTGCTATCTTTGACAAGTATATCATCAAGCCAAATGAAACTCCTGAGACTATTTCATTTAACTTCTACGGTAGTACATTCTATGGGTGGACTATAATGATTGCTAATGATAAGACCAATCTATATACTGATTGGCCAAGAAATTCAGCAGCATTATATGAGTACGTATATAAAAAATACGAAAACCCAGATGCCGTCATGATGTATGAGACAACCCAGGTTAAAGATGCTTTAGATAGAATTATTTTAAAGGCAGGTATAAGAGTACCGTCTAATTATCAAATTACTTTCTATGATGGATCAGCATCATCAGGTGTCACTGTTAACCCAGTAAGTCCAGTTACATACTATCAGTATGAACAGCGTCTGAATGATGAGAAAGAAAAAATAAGACTAATAAAACCCTCTCTGATTGAAGACTTCGTAAAAGTGTATAAGAAGTCCCTCAATAGAGGGGGTAAAATGGTAGTAGGTATGTCTTCTGCTGAAGTTAAGATAGATTAATATTACCTTCCGTATTAATTTCTTCTGGGTATAGTCCACTATATCCAGAAGATATGTCAGTGCCAGGAATTGGAGTAACAATTCCACCGTTATCGTTTAAGGAAATAGTATATCCCTGATCAGTCAGGGTCTCTCCAAGTTTGTCTAAGTCCCCACCATGTTTCTCTGTGGGATGAACAGAAGCCCAATCTTTATCAAATATGTCTAGTCCTTGATCTGTAAGGACGTGATTATACATCTTCTCAAATACTGATGGTGGCATGGTACATACTTTAGCACCATTCCAGAATGCTCTTGTTACTCTATTGACTTCACGAATAGAAGCAGCAAGAATCTGTGTACCAACTACGTGTTCTTTATATACTGCTGCGATAGAGCGAACAACTTCTAATCCAGCGATAGAATTATCATCTAGTCTACCTATGAAAGGTGAGACATACTTAGCACCTGCCTTAGCAGCAAGGATAGCTTGTGCTGCTGAGAATATCAATGTAACATTAACTGGTATAGCTTTACTAGAAAGAGCACTACAAGCAAGGAGTCCGTCTGGTGTACACGGAACCTTGATCGTAGCACAATCGCCAAAATGCTGAGATAGTCTACGACCTTCCTTGATCATAGTCTCAGCATCACCAACAACTTCCATGGAAATATCCCTGACACCTATATCCTTGATCTCTTGATAGACATCTTCGGGTTGCCGACCAGACTTCATAATAAGGGTAGGGTTAGTAGTAACCCCGTCAATAAGACCAGTAGCAAAGTGCTTACGGATTACATCCGTTTCAGCGGTGTCAAGGAAAATTTTCATTTATTCAGCGGCTAATTTAGCGAAATAGGATAATGTATCATCTTCATCTTCTGTTGGAGCAGATGCAGACTTGAACTCAGGGGCAGAGGCAGTAGCAACAGCATGTACGTCAGGCAAAACCTCACCTACAGATGGTACTCCTAACTCTTCCTCATCTACGACACGTCGAGCAGGGGTCGCAGGGTTAAGAACACTGTTAAGACGATCAGCAAGTTGATCATAAGTCTTAAACTGGTCTTCAGCAGTGAAGGAAGCGAGACTATACTCAGTCTTCCAAATCTCTTCTAACTCTTTGTCAGAAAGATCACCTAGAGTAGATGGATCAGAGAACTCTGACTTGTCATAGTTCCAATAACCTTCTACCTTACGAATCTTAACCTTGAAGTCCGCACCTTTCCAGAAATCGAAAGGATTGATCGGTGTCTCATCAGCGAATGCGGGTTGCATTGCTTCGGTAAGTTTATCAAAGATTTTCTTACCATACTTATAAAGGAATACTTTTCCTTCATTTTGTGGGTTAGTAGGATCAGATACAACATAGATGTTGCTGTAGTAAGAAAGCTTACGCTTCTGCTTACGTGCTACATCTTTGTCGGAATCAGCACCACTGTTCCACAACTGCCTGTTTAGATCCGATACTGGATCTTTCTTGCCTACAGTTGTTAAGGAGTTTTCGATATACCAACCGCCAGGTCCTTGGAAGGCATGACTCCAAACTTGTGCCCAAGGTAGGTCTTCACCATTGGGTGCTGGTAGGAATCTGATTACTGCGTAACCATTACCAGCTTTGTCTACTTCAGGTTTCCAAAGACGCTCATCGGCACCTCTAACCTCTGTCTTGTTTAAAGACTCAGCTTTAGATAGCAAGTCTGCGAAGTTGGACTTCTTCTTAAGTGAAGCAAAAGACATACGTATTCTCCGTATTTTGTATTGTGTATGTGAGTGGTGCATATGCTGATTATACTCAGCCCCATCGCACCATCGGGGGGACTTATTGACATTGCCCTTAACTCTATTTATAGCAGAAAAGGAAGTCGTGGACTAGACTTTCCGCTTTTTCTTTACCGAATTTACCAGTTAGATATCCTCCTACTGGATCTAGTTTAGTCATGTAAGCATCGAAATCCTTATAAACTTCTAGATCGACATCGTTCGGTTGATTAGATTCTAGCATATCCTTGTACTTTGTCAAGTATTGCTTGAATAATGGCAAATGCTCATCTACTTCCTCTGGTTTACAGTAGGCAATATAGATGTTCTTAGAGAAGTGGTTACCTGGTTCAAAGAACCTATAGTCACCTCTACCCTCTGGCAATCCATCAACTGAGAATAAGTAATTCTCTGTTGGGTGCTGGAAATCAAAAACTATAATCACCTTCTTCTCTGAGAATCCCATAAGATCCATACCAAAGCAAGGCAGGTTAGCACCTGTCTTGGGGTAGATTATATTGTTGTATATGTTAGTCTTATCTGACCATATATCAACTGCTCTAGATTTAATAATATGGGGCATTGTCCATATTTGGGCAGTAAGATTAGTACCCTTACCTTCCCACTCACCCCATGTATGATCATAAGTCAAATCTGGGAAGGTCTCGTATAGAGCCCTTTTATACCCATTCCACAAATTTTTCATGCGTTAGGATCCTTGAGGAATACAAATACAAACCATATCACTGATAAGACACTAAGTATGGTAAGTACATTCAAAAACATCATCGTGATTGCTCCAGATCTTTAATCATTTTGTTTACTTGGTCCTTAAGTTGATCATAGAATTGTGGATTCACATGCTCAGGTTTCATACCTAATAAGGATGCTGCCTGACGTACCTGGTTAAGGATTTGTCTAGCTTGCTGATCCTCAGATAATGTAACACGCATAAACATGGTCTGCTGGATGTCTATGAGTTCTAGTAGTTTAACAAGTTGCTGAACCTTTTGGTCCACTGTAAGAATAATCCCCATGCGGTTAATATCCACATAGAGTTCTTGCATACGCTTTAACTCATCCTGTACTACATCTGACTCGAAGAACTTCATAAGAATAACCCTTTTAGTACCTGTTTGTGTGTGTTTGTGTCCACTTTGAGAAGTGGCTTATATTTAAGGATCTTGGTCTTGGCGGTTTCCCACACTGGGTCTGTAGCAGACACCTTTTCAACAAATCCAAAGATCTTGTCCATGATCACAACGGACTCTATAGTTATCTTACCACCTAACCACAATTTAATCAACTGGGGGTGTGGTTTACCCTCAAACAACTTGTCGAAGGTTTCACTGGTCTCTCTCATTACGTCAGCATCAGTCTTAAAGACATAAGACAGAGACTGTATTTTCTTTATATATTCTTGGTAGTTCCTTTCACCCTTGGAACTCATGGCACCAATCCACTCACAATTATCCTGTACGAAGTTAGCAAGATAGAACTGTACTAATTGCTGCTCATCGTATTTACGTGATAATTTGACGAAAAAATATTTATCCTTTCTCCTGTCATAGGTCTCAGGTTTTGCTTTACTGTATGGACTCCTGAGGAAGTCATAAGTCTTTGATTTAAAGTGGTTCCTCATTGCGAGGTACATGCGATA